TCAGTTTACCTCTTTTGCGGCACCAGTTTCGGCACCACTTTTATAAAACACTGCTCCAAATAGGTCGGCTGTCTCTTGTTGCATGTCTGGCATGATATGAGCGTAACGATCAATCATTTTAACACTTGACCAGCCCATCCGGTCTGCAATTCGTTTATTATTTTCTCTAGCTTTAAGAAGCATAACTACATGCGTATGTCGAAGATCGTGGAATCTAATCTTTTTAATATCAACATTGTTTTCGATTAGACGAGAAAATGATCTATTCAAGTTGCGAGGAGAGAGAGGAGTTCCGACCGTAGTGCATATCACTAGATCGTTATCTTGGTAGATACGTTTATCATTAATTTTTTCTTCACGACATCTTTTTTGAAGACCTCGAAGCTCAGCAATCGTACTTCGATCAACACCAATAGAGCGAGAACCAGAATCCGTTTTAGCTCCAGTTTGAAATTCTTTACCATTGTGACTAAGAATCTGAACGATGGATATGGTCCTTCTCTCAAAGTCCACATCTTTCCAACGAAGGCCAAGTATCTCTCCCTGACGCATGCCAGTAGTGAGTGCTAACAAAAAGGCGTGGTAGTATCTATCATTGCGGGCAACTGCTAAGAATTTGTGTGATTCCTCTTCAGACCAGTAGAGCATTTCTTTTTTTCTAGCTTTTGGCCTGTCCACTATTGCAGTAGGATTTTTTATAATCATGTCCCAGCCGGCAGCTTTGTTCAAAGATTCATTAATAATCGAATGAACCTTTTGTATGTTTTCATCAGCAAGATGACCGGACTCAAATAAATCGTTATAAAGGTTTTGGATGTGTCTTGGTTTAATGTCTGAAAGTGGAAGGTTTCCAAGAGCAGGTATTATGTGATTGTTGACTAATGCTGAATAGGTGGCTAATGTGCTTGACTTAACGCTAGTTTTCTTGTCATTAAGGTAATCTCTCATGAAATCTCTATAAAGAGTCTTAGAGGCATCCAAGTCGAGTCCCTTTCCTAGCTCTGCAAGTAGCTCTCTCTGTGCTATTTCAGCCTCTTTCTTTGTTTTGAATCCGCGGAACTTTTTACGCTTACGTTCACCATTCTCTGGGACCTCAATTGTGAAATACCAAGGTTTACTCTTTATATTTTTATCTTTATTAATCGCCAATGACTGCACGCTCCTCTTATAGATCAGCTACATATGGTTTTATATCATTCTCCTAAAGGGTACATCATATTCACAGTAAAGTTAATATAAATCTTATTGGTAACTGATAGAGTCGCGGAAACAATTGTTAAAAAAAATAGTTAATATTGTGGAAAGACTATGAAACGCTAGGCTTTTGGGGTGTTATATTTATAGCATAGGAAATCAAGAAAGAGAGCAGCACCCGACACAATCATGTACCTGTTTGACGGCTGTAGGCGAATAGAGGCAAGTCCTACAAAGTCGCAAGGGTAGTAAAAGCGGGGTAACTGTTCTCTTTTGATTTTCTACCCATCAATATATTGTGCTAATACGTTGAAGGGGATGAATGTAGCGCCTGAAGGTTAAATGCTGGAAGGCGCGTCTATGCGGTCTTGGTATAAAGGTTGTGCCTCAGACTTCCAATCTGATGATACGAGTTCGAGTCTCGTAGATCGCTTTAATGTTTTAATACCAGGAGGTGTAATCATGTCAGTTGAGATTGTTTTAAAGTATAAAGAGACCACGTATAGATTTGTGGACGAATCAGAATATGGCCCAGAGGAGATTACAGGAGAGACTGCAGAATTTTATTGGGAAGATGGGAATGGTTCATGTGATTGCAACCGTGCTAACGGTATTCGGAAGTATTGTGACCCAACGTTCCCTGAAATGAATTGCGGTGGCGATGAAATTGATTTAATCTCAGTAACTGTTATGTAGTAGCCTTTTAATATCCGTTTTAACAGAAGGGTATGGTGATCTAATCGTCTGCGTTGGCCACTCGCTTATGTGGCTTTTTCTTTTGTCCTAGTACGCTTGTGAGGATGTGATTTGGTGGGACTATTTAACTTTATTAGAGAAGTGTTTACGGAACCGAAGGACGTCTTTATCTGCTCTCATTGCAAGGAGAAGTCACAAGGTCATAGGAACTGCCAACATTGCGATGCACGTCCTATTAGGGGTTGGTATTACGATAAGCGAGGTAGTCAGTGTAAACCAAGTGCAGTTGTAAGAAACAATAGAAAATAGAGCATACATTCGCAAGAACTAGCGTTCGCCTTATTATCACGTGTAAATCGCTGAATATCGAATTAGGCACTTTTCTCAAATCTCGTTATAATGATCTTGTACTTACACCATAGTAACTAAGTATAGAGATCTTAAACACGGAGCGTAGCGTTACGTGTGCACTTGAACTTAAGTGTCGTGGAGAAAGAGAATTAAAAAAAATATGGGCACCGATGCGAAGCGGTTTTAGATCGGGGCTAGCGTGGGGAATGCCGATAGGCAGGGCGGGGCAATGTCGCCTTCTTTACATTCTTTCGAACTTAAATCTTTTAACACGTCTATGTAACTTTAGTGCTATAAAGTAGATATGAATACACAAGTCACTTCTAAAGAGGAGTGGCTTTTTCTTTGTCCATTTATACAAGGAAGGTATAGAGAGGAGAGATAAAGAGATGGTGAGAACGCCTAAAGAACAATCATATGAAGAATCGATCCATGAGGTAAAGATGGCATTCGAGCCCATCAAGGATGAAATATATAAGAAGGTTGCGCCGATCGCGAACTGGTTGGTGAGTGTGCTCATGTACTGCACGTTGTATATAGATAAGAAAAAGATAGATCGGAAGAGAGGAACATATGGCAATGTGGTGCCTACCATGATCGTCCTGCCTACAATGGAAATCGCTAATGAGTTATCGGTGGAACGTATGAGAGGGGTGATTGATAATGATTAGAATTCAATCTACATTACGTATGGGTGAACGAGAGAGTGAGAAGATCATTGAGATCGATAAGTTCAGTGAGTTAGCAGATGAAGAACGTGTACTATTTATGGGGATCATTAGAGAAGTATTGTTCATAGATCAGCCTGTTGAATACAACGATATGAATGGCAATGAATAAAGTTCTTCGTGTCTGATGTGATTGTTCTATTAAATAGATCAATCATGCTGAATATGACGGTGATTACGGATTAATTATGCTTTAATGATGCCTGAAATAGATCAATGGGTCCCTCTGAGCATATAAAAACGATCACGGGTGCTTGCGAGCCCGAAACAGCCCTAGATTTTAATTTTGAATTTCACTTCCGCTTCCATTTCAAAATTGCCTAATTGATGTGTTTTTAGATTATTTCTTCATTAAATGACTTGAAAAATAAAACTAATAAAATTCGCATGAAAAGCGGAAGTGAGGAGAGGACGATGGCGAAAACCAAAGCGGAAGTAATACCATTAAATGAAAGAGAGATTTCAACCGGAGAGTTGGCTGCCATCGTCGGTAAATCTGCTCGCTGGATCAGGCAATTAACCAGTGATGGAACTTTGAAACAGGTAGCTAGAGGGAAGTACATTCTTGGAGATTCTATTAAAACGTACGTTGAGTATTCATCAGGTGGTAAAGAAAATGACGGCAAGCCCCGCCTAGTCGATCATAAGACGGAGCATGAACGGATCAAGATGGAAATGGCTCAACTAGATTTAGATGAAATGCGCGGGAATCTCCACACCACAGAAGATGTACAGGAAGCTTGGGGCGATCTGATTGTCGAATTCAGAAAGAGACTCTCAGCACTTCCTACAAGATTATCTTCAGAGCTTTCATATTTGACAGATCCCAAAGAAATTCGGCTCCTTATGAGTGAGGAAATAACGTCGGCATTACTTAACCTGTCAGATTACGACCCGTTGAATGGTGGTGATCGTAACGATGAAGGAGCAGAAGAAGCAGACTCTTAGGTTATTACAGAAAGTTGTGAGATTGGTCGCGCCACCTGAACCAATGAGTGTTGCTGATTGGGCTGATAAACATAGAATCCTATCTCCTGAGTCATCAAGTGAGCCGGGTCAGTGGAGAACTGATCGCGCACCTTATCAACGCGTTCCAATGGAAGCGACGAGCGATCTTGAAATAAATACGATCGTTATGATGTGGGCGAGTCAAACAGGAAAGAGCGATTTTCAAAATAACGTGGCTGGTTATTACACAGGGCATGAGCCAGCACCTATTATGATGGTCCAGCCTACATTGGTACTTGCTAAAGAGTTCTCGAAGGATAGGCTAGCTCCAATGTACCGGGATTCAAAGCAGTTGAACAAGCTGGTCACCAGTAGAAAGACGAAGGATTCTAGCAATACATTACTTTATAAGTCTTTCCCTGGTGGCCGTATCAACTTAGCTGGCGCTAATAGCCCTGCTTCTTTGGCTTCCAAACCTATTCGAATTCTGTTATGCGATGAGATAGATAGATACCCAGTTTCGGCAGGAGTTGAAGGAGATCCGGTTAACTTAGCTACAGTTCGTACTAAGACTTTTCCAAACAGAAAGATCATTCTCGTATCCACTCCAACAATCAAAGGAGCATCTCGAATCGAGAGCGCATATCAAGACAGCTCTATGGAGGAATGGTGTGTACCTTGTCCGAGCTGTGAAGAATATCAACCATTCAAATGGGCACAGATTAAATTCGAATACAACAAAGAAACGAACACGGCAACCAAAGTTGAACATGCTTGCAAGAGTTGTGGAGCCTTGCATGCAGAAAATGAATGGAAAAAGGATTATGCCAAGAGAGCGAAGTGGATTGCACAGCGCGAACACAAAAGTACCCGTGGATTCCATCTGAATGAGCTCGCAAGTACATTTTCTAACTGGTTCAGTATCGTCGAAGACTTCAAAAAGGCAGACCGTGGTGGTAAAGAGATGCTTAAAACCTTCTTCAACACCTCTATGGCTGAGTCATGGGAAGAAAAAGGCGAACAGATGGATTCAGAGATACTTCTCAATCGCCGTGAAATGTATCATTCCGATATACCAGAAGGAGTAAAGGTTCTGACTGCAGCAGTGGATACTCAAGATAATCGCTTTGAAGTAGAAGTCCAAGGATGGGGAAAAGATCACGAGTCATGGAGAATTCAATACCAGGTTATCTACGGTGATCTAAAACAGTCGCAAGTGTGGAACGATCTCGATGAGTTCCTAAAAAGGACTTGGGAAGATGCAGAGGGTCGTAAATTCAAAATTGCACTAACCTGCATGGACTCAGGTGGTCACTTTACTGGTGAGGTGTACAAGTTTTGTAAAGCACGATCATCAAGAAGGGTTTTTGCAATCAAAGGGGAAGCTTCGGGCGATGGAACGTACAAGCCACTTATTAATGGGACATCGACAAATAACAGGTACCGAGCGACTGTTGTACGACTTGGTGTTGACGAGGGTAAATCAAAAGTAATGAGTGCTCTTAAAATTCCGCTGGTTGACGAGTATGGTGACAAGCCACAAGGTTACTGTCACTTCCCTCTTACAACGAAAGATAATAACCGCGGATATAATCAAGATTATTTTGATGGATTAACAGCTGAAGCAATGCAGAAAAGAGTTAAGAATGGTGTTCCTTATTATGTTTGGGTTAAGGTCCGGACAAGGAATGAACCGCTGGATCTAGCTGTTTACAATAGAGCTGCTATCGAAATATTGAATCCGAATCTTGATGCTGATCTACCTGTAATTGGGGTTGTATCAACTAGTGGATCAGTACCATCAAAACCACGTAGAAGAGGGACGAAAAGCAGTGTCTAATACCTGAGAGGAGGTGAAAAGGAAATGTCGATAACACTTGAAACAGCAAATGAGCATCTTAATGCGTGGCTAGCAGCCGAATTAGCTGTGACTACTGGACAAAGTTATAAGATAGGTAGTCGCGAGTTAACTAGAGCTAACCTTATGCAAATTCGTGAACGAATAAACTTCTGGAGAAAAGAAGCGGATACCCTCGGTAAGAAACAAAACGGTTCTAAACTACCTAGTAGGGTCCGTCGGTATGTTCCTATCGATTAATGGGCCGCTTGGATCGCTTGGTTGAAATGATATCTCCTTCAACGGCGCTCAAGCGAGAAAAGGCTATGACAGAAATAACTCGGCAACGCGCTGTAAGAGAAGTATTTAACCAAGGATACGGCGACCATGGAGCGAGTCGAAGAAAGAAATCTCTAGTTTCATGGAATCCAGTAGCAGGGGATGCAGAAGAGGACATCCAGGATAACCTTGAAGCACTAAGACCAAGAGCAAGAGATCTGTTTATGGGCGGTTCACTCGCGAATGGGTCTATTAAAACATTACGAACTAATATAATCGGCACAGGGTTAAGACTTAAACCTAACTTTGATGCCGATTTTTTGCGCCTATCAGAAGAAGAAGCGGGTAATTTGAAGCGACAGATCGAGCGGGAATTTGCTCTTTGGGCTGATTCTAAAGACTGCGATGCGACTGGACTTCATAATTTCTACGAACTTCAACAACTTGCTTTCCTTTCGTGGATGATGAGCGGTGATACTTTTGCTTTGCTCCCATTGTTGCCACGTAAACATGCTACTTATGATTTGCGCATTCGACTGCTCGAAGCGGATCGGTGCAGCTCGCCAACTACAAAGAGCGCTTCGATGAATAACAAGCTGAGTAGTGGTGTTGAGGTGGATGAAGATGGCATGATCGTTTCATACTGGTTTTCTAATAAGCACCCAGGTTCATCAATTGCAACAGCGATGGATTGGCAAAAAGTTGATGTAGTTGGAGTTGAGAGTGGGCGCAGAAACGTTCTTCATCTCATGGAAGCTGAACGACCTGAACAACGTCGAGGTGTACCGATACTCGCACCGGTGATCGAGTCCTTGAAGCAATTGGAGAGGTACACTGAAGCGGAGTTAATGGCAGCTGTAATCAGTGGAATGTTCACGGTGTTTATTGAATCAGAGAGTGAGGACCCAGATGAGTTTGGACTTGGATCATCAACCAACTTGGAAGATAACCCAACGGGTGAACCGGTACCACAAATTGATGAAGGCGACTTACAACTAGGCAACGGAGCTGTTCAATTCCTTCGGCCGGGCGAAAAGGCTAATATAGCTAACCCTGGACGACCGAATGCATTATTCGATCCGTTCGTCACATCTATCTTACGCCAAGTAGGGGCGTCGCTAGAGATTCCATATGAACTGTTGTTGAAACACTTTACAGCATCTTATTCAGCATCTAGAGCGGCCATGCTGGAAGCTTGGAAGATGTTTAGGATGCGTCGATCTTGGATGGCCGCTGATTTTTGCCAACCTATCTATGAAGAGTGGTTCGCTGAAGCTGTGATAAAAGGTCGAATCAATGCACCTGGTGTCTTTGATGATCCATTATTATTCAAATCATACACTCGTGCAGATTGGCATGGACCATCACAAGGCCAACTAGATCCTGTCAAAGAAGCGAACGCTGCTGTTATTAGAGTCACTAACGGATACAGCACCAACCAGCGTGAAGCGGCTGAATTGACTGGTACCGAGTACGAAAGTAACATCCGCCAACTTGCATATGAGAAGAGAATACGCGAGCAATACGGACTCGTGGAAGGGGGTGGACAACTAGATAATGAAGATGATAGTGACGACGATGAATGAAGGGGGGTGAAAGATATTGGCGAAGAAAATTAAGCTTAACGGGCCTGTTGTAAGTGGTGGCAATTCATTTATTTACGATTGGCTAGGGATAGAGACTATATCGCCAAAGCGTGTCATAAGCGAGCTTGATAAGGCTGGTGGTGATGATGTTGAGTTGTACATCAATAGTGGTGGCGGATCCGTGTATGCAGCAGGTGAAATTTATGCGGCATTAAAGGAATACAAAGGTAAGAAAACATCAAAAATCACAGGTGTTGCAGCTTCCGCGGCAACTTTTTTTATTTCTGCTTCTGATGAAGTTTTGATTTCTCCACTAGGTACAGTAATGGTTCATAACGCATCAATTAATACCTCAGGCGATAAAGGCGACCATAGCTCCAGTTTGGAATTGTTGGAAGGTATAGATAAATCAATCGCTAAAGTCTATCAATCAAAAACAAAGCTGTCTGAACAAGAAGTGTTAGATCTCATGAACAAGACTACGTGGATGTCTGCTGAAAAAGCAGTTCAATTAGGTTTTGCTGATGGGATTTTGTTTGATGATGAAATCGAGGTTTCCAACAGCGATCCTAGTGGTATGGAGCTGCCACAAGATGTGCTAGACAAACTCAAAAATGAGCTATTAAAGAACATGATTAAAGACGGTGGGATCATTGATTTGCAATCTACAGCATCAATTGAACCTATCAATCTAGCTCAATCAACCAATGAAGGGAATGATCGATCAATGGATTTAGAAAAATTAAAAGCTGAACACTCTGATCTATACAACTCCATTATGAATGAAGGAGTTAAGCAAGGCGAAGAAAAGGAACGAGGTCGTATTACTGCCCTTAACGCGCTAGCAAATGCACCAGGTGCAGCGGAGATTGTTGCTAATGCTATCAAAGATGGAAAGACGGCGGGAGAAACTGCGCTGGAAATCGTTAAAGCATCCGCTGAACGTCTGACTGATGAAGGCAAACGCCGATTGAATGATTCCAAGAATAGTGGAGTGACTAATGTTGAACCTGATGAAGCACCTGAAAATCCAAGCGCCGAAGCTGTGCAAAAAGCCGAAGCTGACGCCATGATTGAAGAAATCAAAAACTTAAGAGGAGGTCGTAAATAATGGCAGCATACGAAATTGATGGTTACGACGATCTGATTGCTGGGATGGTCCAACCGATCGTCACTCAATCGATAATTATTAATACCGCAGTAGGTGCTCTATTTGATCGCGGTACTGTAATGGCCCGCACAGGATTCCACACTGATGGAACTTGGATTTGCACGATTGTAGATTCAGCAGCAGTAGGAGCAGATGATAAAATTCCAGTAGGTGTATTAGCGGATGTGGAAGTTGATGCGACTGTTAATCAGCAACGCGCGACGATCTACGTATCTGGCGAGTTTAATCGTGAAGCTCTGAAATTTGGCGGTGCCGATACAATCACAACGCATGAAGCAGCATTGAACAACGCTAAGATCCATACTAAACGAGTAGTGAAATAAGGGGGAACTAAGAGATGGCCATTAAAGATATTTATGCACTACCAACGCTATTGAAAGTTATTGGACAATTACCATCGCCTAGCACGTACATTTTGGATAAGTTCTTCCAAGATGGTGAGAATTTCGAAACAGAAACTGTTGAAGTGCAGACAATGAAGGGTAGCAAACCAATTGCCCCTTACGTATCTGAATTACAACCAGGTAAAGTTATTCTACGCACTGGTTATACAGCGAATCAATACAAGCCTGCTCTGATTAAACCATCTAGACCGATCACGGCTATTGATCTCAAGACACGATCTGCAGGTGAGGATTTGTTTAATCCAGATCAGCCAGAAGTTCGGGCTCGTAAGTTACTAGCAAAGGATATCATCGAACTCCAAGATGCTATTACTCGTCGTTTAGTCCAGCAAGCATCAGAACTGATGTTTACTGGTAAAGTTACGCAGGTTGGCGAAGGTGTGAGCCAGGTTATTGAATATGATTTTGAAAACATCGTGACACTGTCCGGCACTGATTTGTTTAGTGATCCGACTTCTGATCCAATCGCTTTCTTGGCTTCGCAACGTAGAGTTATTATGGATGCGAATGCACCAACACCGGACATCGTACTGGCTGATTATGATGTAGCTGTTTCTATCATGCGTCATCCTAAAGTTTTAAAGCTTGCAGAAAATAGAGGTGTTGATGTCGGAACTATCGACACAACCTTACTTCCTGACGGAGTTACCTTCCACGGTCGTCTTCGTGACGTCGGTTTGGATGTCTACAGTTACGTAGGGACGTACACCAATGATGCAGGAGCAGACGTTCCATTCATTCCTGCAGGCACATTAGCGATACTCTCTAGTCGTGATAAGTTCACTTTCCACTATGGAGCGAACGTGATCATGGATCCTAAGTCAGAACAGTTTGTGCGGGTATTGGGTAAGATCACACCACAATCATGGGTGACTGTAGAACCTGCTCAACGTTGGTTACAAATGATGTCTCGTCCACTTGCTGTCCCTGCTAACGTAGCTGGCTGGGTTGTTGCGAAAGTACTTTAAGGAGGAATGATTGTATTGGATATTAAAGCGATTGGAAAGATTCGTCACAACGGGGAGAGTTACAGTCCGGGAGATATTTTAACGGACCTAACAAAAAAAGAAGGTGAGCGTCTGATCAATCTCAAAGTCGGTGAATTCATGGCTAGTGAAGAAGGAATGGGAGCTCTTGATTTACCGATTTCAGATGATCTCGCTACCATTGAAGATTTCACCAAGCTGAAAGCCGATGAGCAAAAAGAACTGCTCGAAACTCTAGAGATTGAACCATCTACAAAAGCAGAAGATCGTATAAAGCAATACTCTGAGTGGTTCGAATTGCAGGTGAATGTCGATGAAGACAACCTATAATGTAGTGCGCGGATACGCTGAGATTGAAGGAGTCCTTTATCGTGAGGGCTCCTCTTTTGATGCTGACCCAGTGAGTGTAAAGGCTGAGATTCGTAAGGGTATTATTGTCGTTGCTGAGACAAAGAAGAAGGCTTCCCGTGAACTTTAAAGAGCAAGCCGCTCTGGACGTTACGCAGGCCTTTTTCAATGTGGATGAATTTAGCGAAGAAGTCGAGATTGACGGAGTAACTAAACCAGTCATGATCGACGACGATCAATTAAAGAAACGTTCTGACAAGGAGTATTTCGGTATAACAACCGGGATGCTCCTTTACTTTATTCCAGTAGCTGCATACGGTGACCAAAAACCCAAGGTTGGCAACTCTCAAATATTTGGTAAAAAACAGTATTGGATCGATGATGTAAAAGGTGAAGACACTGGGGTGTTTGAGATTATGTTGACTCAGAACCGAGGGGAGTAACTTGGGAAGTAAAATCGTGATCGATACTACACAATTGAACAGGGTCGTTGTAGGTCTGAAAGATTTTGAGAAGCAGATGCCTGCAGCTGCAATGTCAGCAGTTAATCGGACACTAGATCAAATCAACACGAAACTGGGTCGAATCGTTACAAAAGAATACAACATCAAAGTATCTGATGTGAAGAAAACCATCACCAAGAATAAAGCTAGAAAAGGTAACTTAAGGGCGTTCTTAAAATCAGAGGGGCGCACACTTTCCTTTTCTCATTTTCGCATCAGCCAATCAGGCAAAAAGGTGAGGAAGGTAAAAGTGAAGGTGAAAAAATCAGCTGGATTAAAGCAGATAAACACTGATCCTAGAGCATTTGTTCAGACTCTTAATGGGAAAAATCAAGTTTTAAAACGGATGGGTAAAGATCGATATCCGGTCGAGGTACTACGTACATTGTCAGTGCCACAGATGATTGACTCTTTAAATGTGTCGAATCAGATTCAAAAGGATGCTAATGAGATATTGGCAAAACGGATTGAGCATGAGATCGAATATAGGTTGAAGAAGGTGAAAGCGAAATGATCGACAACACGATACTTGAAGCTATAAAAACCTTTTGTGAAGTGAATGTCAGCCCCAAGATCAAGCTCATGGTGCCAAACGATGATGACATCAGAGAGTATCAACTGATGCACCCTAATGCGTTTATTGGCTGGTTGCCTCCGCCTAACCAACTTGAAGATGTACCTTTGCAATTACCTGATGGGGTAAAGAGTGCTATCCCAGCTATGGTAGTCGGCATGGATGATGGTGAAGATGATGGATCCGATGCAGGCATTAACATCCGGATCACGTTCGTTGTTTATAACCCCGGTCTATATCCTGAGTCCGGTGTAATCATTCCGAATTACAAGGGATATCAGGACCTTCTCAACTTAATGACCATCTGCAGACGTGAATTATCATCAAACTACCTCATTGGTGGTGGCGAAACATCCGCACAGAAGCCTTTTAGATGGGGAATGTATCAACAACAGCCTGTTGGATATTGGGTCGGTTGGCTAACCTTTAGAGCAACAACAGTCACTTTACCATTCGTGAACGTACCAAACTATTTAATAGATTAAGAAAGGATGTGAGCTAAATGTCTTATAAACATGGTGTATACGGTTCAATCGAGCCTAGCACGGACACATTACCACCTTCAGGGGTTGGAACATTACCAGTCTATATCGGTACAGCTCCTATTCAACGACTGGCCAATCCTGCAGGCGCAGTAAACGTACCATTGGTACTTAACAACTACGATGATGCAGTTGCAAAGATCGGATATTCAGATGACTGGTCCACTTTTACATTATCTGAAGCTGTATATGCTCACTTCAAAAATCGTATTCAGCCTATTGGCCCGATCATCGTTATTAACGTTATGGATCCGACTGTACACTCGACTGTAGAAACAGAAGATGTAGCCATCGTTAACGGAGTGGGTTATCTGACTGGACAAGCAGTGTTGAGCACTATTGAAATCATTGGCAAGGTGCAAGGAACGGATTACAAGGCAGAATATTTGGCAGATGGACGCGTTAAGTTAACAGCACTCCCAACCATGACACTTGTTAATCCGACACCTACCACGTACAACAAGATGGATATTACTAAAGTATTGCCTGCTGATGTCATCGGCGGTAATCTCGATGGCGTTCGATCTGGCATTTCAACGATCGATCTTATTTATCAGACACTTAATCAAATTCCAACGCTTCTAGCGGCTCCTGGTTGGTCACAGACGAAAGAGATCAAAGAAGCACTAATTACTAAATCTCAAAAGATAAACGGTCACTGGGACGCTGTTGTACTTGCTGATTTAGATGTAGGAGCAACTTCAACCACGATCGCTGAAGCAATCACTTGGAAAGAAACTAACGGTTACACGGATATTCCTCTGAAAGTTGGTTGGCCAAAGGTCAGTATGGCAGGGAGAACATTTTGGTCCTCTACAATCATGGGTGTGCGGATGCAACAAACGGATTTCGCCAATGACAATGTGCCATTTGAGTCACCTTCCAATAAACGAGTTGATGTAACTGCAACCGTCTTGGGTGATGGATCAGTAATCGCATTTGACGAGCTACAAGCTAACGAACTCAACACCAAGGGGATTACAACATTCAACTTCCGCGACGGTATATGGGTGTTGTGGGGTCCTCACAATGCGAACTTTGCATACGGAGTAGAAACTGATCCTGAAAACATGTTTGATGCTTCCATCCGGATGTTGCGATACTTGACCAATTCGTTCCAACGTCGTTATGGCGCTGATGTGGATGGTCCTCTAAATCGCAGTAAGGTGGATACAATCTTAAACGACTCAGGCGTATGGTTGAGTGGACTAATTGCAGACGGTAAGCTTCTAGCTGGTGCGATCAGCTTCAATGAGACTAGTAATCCAACAAGTTCTATTGTGGAGGGTGATTTTATCTTTGACATCCTAACCACTACTACACCAGTTGCTAAGTCACTCACATTCCGTATCTGTTATACAACCGCAGGGATAACAGCACTGTTCGGAGGTGAGAGCGAATGAAAATAACCAACAAAACGATCCAGTACAAATTAAAGGCGACTGACACAACTGGAAATCTCGTAGTAATTGATGACAACTCCGACCTGCAGCTACCGAGTATTGAAAAGTTAACTGATACGATCAAAGGTGCTGGCATTATGGGCGAGATCGACATGCCGACTTACGGACAGATTGGATCCATGACGTTTACCGTAAATAATCGGGCTGATACTGCTCAATATCCGATGTTGTCTAGACCGGGAGAAATCAAATTCGAGGTCATTTGGGTAGTTGATCTATTTGATTCCAGTAACTCGAAGATAGGTATTCAACAGAATAAAGTGTTTATGTCAGCAGTAAATAAGACATACGACATGGGTAAGATTGAGGTCAACGCTGGAGCGGACGGATCGAGTGAGTATGAAGTCTACTATCTACGTAAAATCATCGATGGGAAAGAAGTTCTTCTAATCGATAAATTCAATTATAAGTATGCAGTAAATGGCGTTGACTATATGGCCAACATTCGAACAGCTCTCCAATAGGAGGGCTGTTTTTTTACAATTCGAGGAGGGATTACATTGCCAAAATTTAAATTGAGCAAGGCTATAAATATTAATGGTGAGTCTGTAACGGAGTTATCTTACAACCTTGAGGATATGACAGCTAGGGAAAAGGCAGAAGCGACGAAAGGATATAAAAAGGCCGGGAACATGGTCATGGTTCAGGAACTAGATTCAGATTACCATTTGTACTTGTTTGCGGCTGCTGTTAAAAAAGAGAATCCTTCCATCGAAGCAGATGATGTACTCCGAATGAGTGCAAAAGATTCTGTGAAAGCGGAGGCTCTGGTGCGAGATTTTTTCTTTATCGATTCGGAGGACTCATCAGCGACGGATACATCTCAGGATGCATTACTCAATTAGTTTTTAATCACTTCGCCACTCGTACGGAGTGCATGCAGATGAGCATGATTGAGTTACATGAGTTTTACGAATCATTAGCGGATGAAGCAGAACGCCAACAAAAGGAGGCGGAAAGGACTCGTGGCAAGTAAACGTGATCTACAAGCTTTAATCGTTTTGGCTGGGAAGATCGATCCATCCTTGGCGAAGGCAATTAAGGATACAGACAAGAAGGTTAATGGTCTCGGTAATAGTACTGCAAAATTTGGAAATATAGCTAGTAAAGCTTTCGGTATCGCTACTAAGGCAGCAACAATTGGAGCAGCCGCTATTGGGGTCGGTCTTGTAGCAGTAGCGAAACAAGGTCTCGACCTCGCATCTGATCTCACAGAAGTACAGAACGTGGTGGATGTGACCTTTGGCAAAGGAGCAGAACAAATAAATGCTTTTGCCAATACAGCTCTAAAGAGTTTTGGACTATCCGAACTATCAGCCAAACAGTATACCGGGACCTTGGGGGCACTGATGAAAAGCTCGGGGATATCAAGCGACCACTTGATTCAAATGTCTGAAAATCTCACCGGACTATCAGGGGACTTTGCATCCTTCTACAACTTAGATCCTGCTGAAGCATTCGAGAAGATTAAGTCTGGTATATCGGGTGAAACAGAACCACTGAGGGCTCTTGGCATCAACATGAGTGTAGCTAACCTAGAAGCCTACGCTCTCGCACAAGGGATAAAGACAAGCTGGGATAAGATGAGCCAAGGTGATCAAGTCATGCTCCGGTACAACTACTTGCTACAGCAGAGTGCGGATGCGCAGGGTGACTTCGCTAGAACGCAGGACGGTTATGCTAACCAACAAAGGTTATTCGGGGAAGGTTTTAAGCAGCTATCTGCAAACATCATGAAAGCAGCCCTCCCTGCATTCACTAAGCTATATGAAAAAGGCAATCAGCTAATCGATAGTTTTGCGAGTAGCCCTGAGAAAATGGGTAAACTGCAAGATATTATTGCCAAAGTCTCAGATACTATCATCAATTCGATACCAGGAATAGTAAGTGGTGTGGGCAAGTTTATTGCAATATTGGGTCAGGTATATAACAAGGCTACAGATGTAGGTCAATTTATATCTAGCAATTGGTCTCTCATTAAACCGATAATACTTGGAATTGTGGGGGCGATGGCATTATGGAAGATTGGTTCTGGAATAGCTGCTGGGATCAAAAGCATTACCAAGGCTTACGAATTTCTCGGAATTGCAAAATCTAAGGATAAAGCAATAACATTATATCTTAATGCATTGTATCTCAAGGATGCAGTCGTGAAAGGTACGAGCACAGTTGCAACATGGGCTATGGTTGCAGCAGGATCCGCGTGGAATGTTGCTGCTGGAATCGGAGCTACTGTTACTACTGCACTTGCTTCAGCCGTTGCATTCCTTACGTCACCAATTGGGCTTGTTATATTAGCGGTCGCAGCACTTGTTGCTGGAATCATCCTACTATGGCAGAACTGGGATCAGGTATCAACTTGGATGGTTGATGTATGGCAGAACAAAGTGTTGCCAGTTTTCCAAATGGTTGGTTCTTTTTTTAGCACACTATGGGATGGAGCAACTGCAGCATTTAAGGGTTTCATCAATATGGCTATTGGTGGAATAAATAAATTGATTGCCGGACTGAACAAAATCCAATTCCAACTCCCTGAATGGGCTGGTGGACAAGAGTTCGGTATTAATATCCCGATGATTCCCGCCTTTGCAAAAGGTGGATTTACGAATCAACCTTCTATATTCGGTGAAGCAGGACCGGAAGCAGCTATACCACTGAAACGTACACCACGAAGCTTAAGTTTGTTAAATCAGACAGCCAAAGCAATCGGTGCTGACACAGGAGGCGGTGAAAGGCCGACTTTCGTCTTTGCACCAGTATATAGTGGCTCTGGTTCAGGTGATGTATCTAAAGATTTGGAAGAAGCAGGGGATGACTTCTTCGATCGTGCTGATGCATGGTGGGAGTCGAAAAGGAGGGTAAGCTTTGGATGATTTAGTGAAAGGACATCTTTATACAACTATGGCGGGAGATACTTTCGACGCTATTTCTTTAGATTTCTATAATGACGAACGACATTCTTCGAAAATCATTCAAGCAAATCTAAGGTATCGCTCAATCATTTCATTTGCAGGTGGTGAGGAGTTGTTTATCCCGATCATCGAGGATGCAGCTGCATCCACCTTACCGCCTTGGAAACAGGGTGATTAGGTGCAGATAATCTATAACGGTACGGATATCACCTCTTCCGTTCACCCTACATCCATTCAAATGATCGACAATTCCGGCGGTATCCCTGATAGTCTGACGCTCAAATTTTCAGATACCGAGGGGATTTGGGGTAAGTGGAAACCCGCTAAGAACGATACTCTACAAGTTAAGGAAAGCGGTTATGATACTGGATTAATGTACATCGATCAGATCATGCAAACAGCTGGTAGCTTTGGACTTGCTGCGTTATCTATACCTCAGACTAGTAAATCAGCACGATCGCAAGGATGGGAAAGCGTCCGCTTCTTGGAAATTGTCACGCAAATAGCAGCTCGGCACGGATTTACTATTAAAACTTACGGAGTTACTAATCATCTATATGAGAGAGTTGATCAGATCGAGCAAGCTGACTTTTCTTTCCTTGCTGATCGGTGCTCACTTGAAGGCTACGCTCTAAAGATTAATAACAAATCTATCGTGATTTATGATGAAGCCACGCAAGAGAAGATAGTTCCGGATCCTGAACTGTCCATCATTCGAGAATCGAACATCAACGGTGACTTTGAGTTTATAGACAAATCAACGGATATCTACGGTAAATGCATAGTCAGTAGTCAGGCACTGAGTGGTTATATCGAAGGTGAATATACAGCTTCAGGAACTAACGGACCTACACTTAAACGCAATATTTTTGCAAGTAATCAAGCGGAAGCTAACCGTTGGGCTAAAGGCATTATCCGAAGTTTTAACAAGCACATGCTTACCGGATCGCTAGCGGTAAATTTAAATACTAATTATGCAGCAGGGACAACTATTCAAGTTACTGATGTCGGCATGTTTGATGGAGTATATTTTACCGATAGATTAGTCCACGATTTAATAAATAACAAAACCAAAGTAAAGCTACGAAAGCCATTGGAGGGTTATTGATGATCAGAAAGGGCGAGATCAGCTCCATGGATACTGTCACGCGTAAGGCGAGGGTGACTTTTAAGAATTTGGACAGTGTAGTAACTGCAGAGTTACCATATGCAGATCATGTGGCACCACAAATCAACGATATCGCAATCGTTGCCCTATTCTCAAACATACTTGTTGACGGAATGATTATAGCTGTTCGCAGGGAGGTGTAGATGATGGCTATCGCATCATTTCAAGGGAAGATATTTATGGTGAGCTCGACCAAAGTTTATACTTTAGATGGTCTTGAATGGTCGGGATCGCTTAATACCGAATCGCAAGAAAAATTAAAGAGTAAGCCTAGTACTTATATCAAAGGTCAGGCGCTTAATACGATGAGTTTTGATATTCCGTTGAGAGCAGATATGAAGACGGATGTTAGAAAACAAATAGAAGCATGGGAAGCGATACGTGATAAACAATCCCCAGGCTTTTTTGTTTTGGGGACCAAGCCACTTGGCAAAAATAAATGGCTCCTAAAATCCGTTGCTACGAGTGACACAGTGATCGATAACAAAGGGACAATCATTTCAGCTAAGATAAACCTCAGTTTCGAAGAATATGTTCGGGCAGGATCAGCACAAGCAGCAAAAGCGGCTTCAAACTCTTCAGGTTCATCAAGAACATCAATTTCCAGTTCTGGTGGTGCAAAACTTAACGTTGTACCTACTACGTATATCGATAAACCAACGGCGAAGCGTACTAACATAAATGTTGCACAAGCTCGTCTGAATGCATCTGAAGCAAGGATTTATTCGATGGGGGGATAGATATGTTAGTCACGATTAACACAACAGATACTCAGAACATTGACTGGGCGGCTACAGGTGCAGCTGAGATCGTCCAAAATGTATTTACACTCATCAATACATTTACCTATGAAGTCGCCTATGACAGAACAATCGGTATCCCTGGTAGTTTTATAGATATGCCCACTCCTGAAGCTGTGCCCATTGTAGTCGAGCGGATATACACTTTGATTGATGAGTGTGAGCCAAGAGCAACCGTGGAAGATGTGATCTTTGCAGGATTATCAGAGGATGGAACTTTAATTTTCGAGGTGGTGATAGATGTATGACGGATTTTAAACCAGTCCAATTTGTCGATACGGATGCGCAGCGTATTGAACAGGAGCTCATCGTAGATTATCAACGGGCTACTGGACAAGCACTTTATCCAGGAGATCCTAGACGTTTCTTTTTATTGCAAATGCTTCCGGTGGTTGTGGCATTGAAGAATGATATTAATTTTACAGGTAACTCGAATCTTTTACCTTTCGCTTTTGATGAAATTTTAGATGCTCTTGGATCTCGTATTAATGCTGAAAGACTATTAGCACAGTTTGCAACAGTAACAATGAAATTCATTTTATCAGCTATTCAGCCAACACCAGTAAGTATTCCAGTTGGTACAAGAGTTACACCGGATGGAGAAATATACTTCTCCACATCTTCAGTACTCACTATACCGGCAGGAACGACAGAAGGAATGGTAGAAACGACATCCACACTGGGCGGTGAAAAATACAATGGTTTCGTTGCTGGACAAATAAACCTTTTGGTTGATCCTGTTCCATTCGTTGTAAGTGTCTCAAACATAGATACGAGTTTAGGTGGTTCAGATGAAGAAACGGACGAAGCGTATAGAGAGCGTCAGAGACTAGCTCCTGCATCATTTAGCGTTGCAGGTCCTGAAGATGCTTATATCTTTTTTGCCAAGTCAGCTGATGTGAATATTATTGATGTTGCTGTCACTTCACCCAGTCCGAATGTGATCAATATTTATCCGCTCATGAAAGGCGGAGCGTTACCAACTCAAGCTGTGCTTGATAAAGTGCTAGCTCAAGTTAGCCCTAAGAATAGACGGCCGTTAAATGATCAGGTGAGCGCCCTAGTGCCCACTGAGGTAACATACACAACCGACCTAACGTATTACATTGCCAAGGATAAATCAGCCGAAGAATCAAGTATAAGAGCCGCTGTAGAGGGCGTAGGTGGGGCGGCTGATTTATACGAGATTTGGCAGTATAGCAAGCTAGGTCGAGCGATCACTCCGGATGATCAGATTTCACGGATTTACGCTGCAGGTGCTTACCGTGTAGTACCGACATCACCAGTCTATACAGAGATCGCAGAGAACGAAGTCGCTAAGCGCACTGGGGTACGTGCAGTGACCTATGGGGGGCTGATCTAATGGATCTTCAAACCTTAGATTTGCTTAAGTTACAAACTAAATACATGCGGGATGATGAAACTGTGATTGGATTGTCTGCGGCATTAGGTGGCCAATTCAAACGGATTGCAAGTGAGATCGTTAAGGTGATGATTTATAGCCAAACCGATCAACTACCCGAAGAAGCACTGGATGTCTTGGCTTGGCAATTCGGGGCTGATTGGTATGATGCTAATGCCAGTATCGAGACAAAGCGAGAGGCTATCGACAACGTACTTTATCTCGCTCAGATCAGAGGTACACCAGCAGCTGTTCAACGCATTGTTGAAATCTACTTTGGTGATGGAAGAGTAGAAGAATGGTTTGAATACGGTGGAGAACCTGGCTATTTCAGAGTGATCACGAACAATCCTGAAGCGACAAATGAAAAAGCGACACAGTTTATTAAGTCTGTAAATTCAGTGAAACGAAAAAGCGCATGGCTGGAAGTTGTGATATTGGAAGAGTCAACACCTCTGAACTTATACATCGGTGGAGCAGTACATGTTGGAGAATATATCTTAGTGGGGTAGGTGAGGAAATGTCATCATGGGCAACAGCAATGACAAACAAAGGACGGGCTTTACAAGCTAAAGCCCAAGCTGGAGAAGCGTTAAACTATACACGAATCGCTATAGGTGACGGAGCATTAGGGGGTCAATCCATAGCAACACTGACCGCATTGGTAAGTCAAAAAAAGACACTGGATATCACAACGTTGAATCGACCAATTGGTTCAATTCGAGCGGTGATCGGTACGGTAATAAGAAATACTGATATCGTTACGGGATTTGATTTTAGAGAATTTGGTGTGTTTGCTTTAGATCCGGACGAGGGAGAAATTCTTTACTTCTACGGTAACGCAGGGGACACCGCCGATTACTTGCCACCAAATGGTGACGGAGTGATCGAGAAGAGTTTCAATGTGAATGTACTCGTTGGTGATGCTACGACAGTCACTGCGACAATTGACCAATCTCTCGTTTATGTTACACAGCAGGAATTGGATGAAGCTCTCGCAGGCATAGTCATTAATGATGCTTCTCTAACGCAACCTGGTATTGTCCAGCTCTCTAACGCGACAGATGGAATACGAGAAAACATAGCCCCTACCGAGAAAGCCTTGGGGCTTGTCATGGCTGAAGCCACCGCGGGAAAAACAGCTGGCAATGAGCGAAAAGCGGAAGTAGTAGCCGTGCTTGTTGCCAAAGGGGTATCGGCTACTACAAGCGAATCATGGGATTCATTGATTGCAAAATTAACGGCTCTTATTAAAGCAACTGGTAACGCAGTCTTAGTGGATGTGTTAGCAGGTAAAACATTTAGTAACGAATCAGGTAATAACCGTGTAGGAACAATGCCTGATTACTCAGGGTATCCGGGCAACGGTGGGTATGCTAACGCTAAAAGCGTGAAGGGTGACGGTCAAGGTAGTTTGGTATTCGAACCTAATACGGGGTATTACAAAGAAGGTATAAATACAAACGGGTATGGTGCGATAATCGCAGTCGATCCCGAATATGTTCCTTCAAGTTTCAGAGCTGACAAAAATATATTCGGTGTACAGGGTAGTATCCCTATTAGGAGCGGTAACAATGCTACTTTAAAAAGCCCCGTAAGTGGTGGCGGTGCTTTATACCTGTACGCACCCGAAGGGTACTATAACGGGGGAGACTCTACAGTATACCTAGTAGACCCTGACTTTGTTCCTGGCAATATTAGGAGTGGTAAAGATATATTCGGTACGGTTGGTACTTTGGTGGAGGGTAGAAAAACACATATTATAAATGTCGGTTCTTATCAAACCGTGGCCGCGGGGTACGGAAGTGACAGACTAGAATTCCATGGTGTTCCTTTTGTTCCGACTAGTATCATTGTTACAGCAACTTATGGCGCTACCCCTAGATTGAGTTCAATTAGTAAGGAATTCGGAGTATGGACATTGGGTAATGCCGGGGGGACTAGTGACAATGCATACATTGCTAGTGCGAGTGATGTACTTAATGATGGGTGTATCCTATCCGTACTGAGTAAAAATGGTGCAACTTTTTATACTGGTATTCAGATATTATTCGTTAGTTAAATAAAGGAGGGCGGGATTTTTATGGAACAATATGTAGGACGTAGATTATATTATGACAAGTCGACGGGTGAAATAATTATTGATACAAGGGAACGAATCGGATATGAAGTAGAAGCGACAATAGAAAGTGATTTTGATAGATATACTCTATTGAAAGAAAGAACTATTGATTCCGTCGGGGTTATCGAATTAGAATATGGTCAATATTCAGAAGATTTTGAACAGGCTACTAGGTGTAAAATTAACCCTGAAACATTAAAATTAGAATTTTCATATCCCGACCCAAACAATCCAGTGCCGGAAGTACCAATATATCGTAAACCACTAACTGAAGAAGTTGAATTATTGAAATCTGCTGATTTAGATAATAAAGAAGCAATTACTACGCTTTACGAAATGATGTTGTCAGGAATGGAGATGTGACATGGATAAAACAGCCATCGCAAAAGCCTACTTTGAGTTAGTTAAAGCCGGAAGGCGGACAGAGGAAAGTGTACCGGATAGCATTAGAACTGAATATGAGTTATTGAAAGAAGCTGATCTCCTTGCTCAATAGGCTAAAGGAACAGCTTCTTTTATTTTGCCTAATCTTTGTGAGGGGAGGTGATATCATGCAAGTAATCGCATCGACATATGTATCGCTAATCGTTGCTGGGCGTCGCACATTTAGCCAAGTACCAGGTACAGTTAAAGAAATGGTGAGAGCAGACCTTGTAGCACTAGGTTATGACTTTGAATCTGAAACAGTTTAAACTCTAACACACTTATGCAGTGTGTTTTTATTTTGCCCTCGGATCCTCGGGGGCTATTTTTATACAAAGATAGGGGGATTAGAATGGATAATTTTTTAAAGGCTGTTATACCTGTAGCCAGCGTAGTAGCATCATTTTTTTTTGGGGGTTGGTCAGCATTGCTTACTATTTTATTGGTGTTTGTCGTTTTAGATTATATTACAGGGGTTGCAGCTGCAGCTAAAGAGGGCAAGCTTAAAAGTAATATTGGGTTGTGGGGCATTGCACGTAAGATGGTTATCTTTGCGATTGTGGCCGTGGCGCATCTTACGGATCAGGCTCTAGGTGGGTCGCACTTATTCCGAGATGCAGCCATATTTTTTTACTTGGCTAACGAATTGTTGAGCCTAATCGAAAATGCCGGAAGATTGGATGCACCAATCCCACCAGGACTTAAACAGGCGGTTGAGGTCCTTAAAGGTAAGTCAGGCGATAAGGGGGTAGGGCAATGAGTCGCAAAATATCGCAAACAGGAATAAGTCTAATCAAATCGTTTGAAGGGTGTCGACTCACAGCGTACAAGCCAGTTGCGACCGAAACATATTACACAATCGGATGGGGGCATTATGGTGCCGACGTAAAGCAATGGCAGACGATCACACAAGCACAAGCGGATAAGATGCTTGTAATTGACCTTGCCAAATATGAGGCATATGTTAATAACGTGTCTTACGTGCCAGTTACAGACAAACTCACGCAAAATCAGTTTGATGCGTTAACTAGCTTTTGTTACAACTGCGGTGCAGGCAATTTGCGGAGCTTATGCAAAGGTCGGACGATCGCACAAATAGCCGACAGTATCACCAAGTATGACAAGGCTGGTGGAAATGTACTAGCTGGCTTGGTGCGGAGGCGTAAAGCGGAATTAGACCTATTTAATAAGGATGATATTAAGGAGGACAAAGAAGTGAAAAAGGTAGATGCTGATGCAATTATTGATAAATATCTTAAGCCAGCTTATGGAGTGGCTAAGACAGTAGCAGATAAAAAAGAGATTGGTAGATTGGCAGATGTGTTGCGAGTGGCTTCTGGACAAGCTAAACAAAATGGATAGGTAAATTAGCAAGCGCTTGGGATTTTGAATGCTATAACCCTGCTGACTTCGGTCGGTGGGAATTTTTTATTAAGTCTGCATAATACAATTGACATATTCTCTAATCTGATGGAAACTTGGTGAATAGGAAAATAATCCTAAGTACATAGCTAATATTCAGAGAAGGGCTGTTTTGTTTGAAAAATATACCTGACTTCTTCGATAATTATCATTTACCAGACGGGCTGTATGAGTGTACAATAGAGGAAATCGAACAAAGGTTCTTGTTTTCTGAGAAAAGAATATATTTATGGGGACTATTCAAAAATCTGATTAACAGATTGATTGGACTTGGATTAAAACCAAAAGCTCTCCTTATAGACGGTAGTTTTGTTACTGGTAGAGAAGAGCCTGGGGATGTAGATTTTGCAGCTTTAATCCCCCCTCCAGTAATTGAAGAAGCTCTAAAAACATTAGATGAACATGATAAACATGCAATTTTTTTATTTATGTCTCCTGAAAATCAAACAGCAATTCGGTCGCTATTTGGCACACATTTATTGCTGGCAGATACAGAGGATTCCTTGAACCATTGGGTGGATTTTTTTAGAACAGGTGGGGCTAACGGAAAACTTAGAGACAGGGATCCAGAAAGGGATCCTGACTGGGTAATAGTTCCTCAGAGTAAGGGTATACTTAAAGTATATCTTGATGGAGGTGATATCTAATGGTTAAAAACTCCTTGTCAGAAATCATGGAGAGTTTGAAAAAGGCTAGGGAGAATCTAAATAGGATTAAAGCATCGTATCAGGACAATAACGATCTTTTGAATTTTTATGAGCCATCTGCGAAATATCTAGTAGGGAGTTTAGAGAAACAACTAAGCGAGATCCTTCAGGATGAAGTAGCTTGTAAACTATATCCAGATGACAAGGAGGTTGACCTTTGGATTAGGATAGATGGGGAGCAGTTTCATAATGGTAAAGGCCCTATTGGTTCAGTTGGTAATTTTCTAAATAAACTAGCTAGCGCTAATAGACAAGCGATCAATGTTATTTCTAAAGTGCGGAAAATTGATTTCAAATCTCAGTTTAATGGGTTCTCTGATTCTTTCGATTTAACAGCGACTGCTACAGGTAGTTTGAAATTAGGGCTTAAAAAACCAGAAATGAAGTTAAAGGCTGAAGAGGGTCAACTTGATATCTTTACATTTGCAGAAGATCCTTGGGAAAAATTTAAAGAGAGTGCCGCTCAAAATGAAATTATTACTGAATCCATGAATCTATTGTTGTCGGCAATTGCTTCTGCAGAAAATGAAGAAATATTTAATGAATTAACTGAAAAGTATGAGGAAAAAGATCTTCTTAAGATAATTCATTACGCGAAACAAGTTGTACCAAGTGCTCAGTCGAATATTGAAACCGTCTCATTTGAGATTCAAAACTTAAACGTTAGTCAGCGCTATATCAACACAACCAAAGAGACTCGAAAACTTTTATCTAAACAAGCAAAGCGGCTTGTTCCTGATAAAGAATACATTACCGGAAGTGGAACAGTTCGTGGAATGGATTTGGACGATAGGAGTCTGATTATTCGCCCCTTAGTTTACGAAGAAACTACCCACGACGAGATAAAATGTTATTTCACAAATGTTAAAGAAGATCAGGATTTAGAAATGTTTTTAAATAAAAGAGTGGATTTAACTGGGTTTATTATCTATTCAAGTAATAACAAATTATTAAGGTTGGAGATAGAGGAAATTACTGAAACGAACATTCATAATTAAATTATCATTTATACTAGTGTCAGAGATTAACCCAAACCTTTATCAGTTAAGTAAAGACCCTGCTGGTCGCTCACTGGCAGGGTCCTTGTACGTTCAATGAAACATATCTATAACCCTCGATACCTTCTCCACATCCACGTACGGCACCCACATAGGACCTTCTGACGCTCGCACCTTGACACGTTCGGGATCATTGGACACTTCTGCCACTCCTGTTATAAACTCGCCACTAGCAAGCCTCAAGGACACGCTCTGATTCTTTTCTACAGCTTTATGTAACTCACCCTTCACATCCATTCGACGCACCTCCAAATAATTAAGATAACTTATTTTCCTATAACTTTAAAACCCTTCTTAGGATATTCTGACATTGATAAACGAACGCCTGTTTGGTTATAATGCAAACAAACGTTCTTATTAAGGGAGTGTATGAGATGAGTAAAAGACTTGAGGGAAATGGACTGTATGAATCAATGCGGATGATTATCCCACAGCACAAAGAAGCAGTTATAAAGCAAGCGCAGGAGATTCACAGAAGGAAGAAACCAAACTTAGATGAACAACAATGGGAAACAGTAGAACGAGCGATTGGCGAATCTTTAAATGAGCATGCAACTATTACGCTCCAGGTATATGGACCGTTCGAGAATAAGGAGCTAAGAGGGATAGTTGAATCGGCTAATATATACCGCCAAGAGATCAAGTTCATATTCGATGGTGAGTGGGAATGGATTAAATTCGAAAATATCATATCAGCTGAGGTGTAAAGTCTTTCGTCTGAAATCAATAAAAACAATCCCTCAGCCATATAGGTTAGTGGGATTGTTTTTATTAACATTTGATTTTCTACTGTTTACAATGATGGGAGCATATCACAATCACGACGATAGGTCGCTTTTTTATCTTATTCTAAATTATCTATCGCGTATTGTGCTTCTTCCGCAGTGAATTTTTCCCCGTATTCCGAAATTAATTGATCGTAAATAGCCGAGTCTGACATACTCATAGATTCTGCATATGTTTGCGCCTTTTTTAATGCACTTTCTTTCCAATCGAATACAATGTTATCAATAGCATATTGAGCGGCTTCTGGAGGGAAATTCTCTCCATATTCAGAAGTCAACTGATCGTAAGTACCTGCCTTTGACATGTGCATAGTTTCTGCATATAATTCCGCTTTGATTAAAGCTGATTTATGTTCCCTAGGGATACTATCCTCTTTTGCCTGGGCTTCCTTTTCAGCTAATTCTTCAGCAGCAACCTTGGCTTCGGCATCGGCTTTATCTTTAGCTTCTTGATCTGCCTTATCTTTGGCCGCTTGATCTGCTTCTAGTTTAGCAGTGTCATCAGCCTTTTTCTCCGCTTCATCAACAACGGTGTTTTTGGCTTGGGTAGTCGTTGGTTCGCTTGCTGTAGTATCTGATTTTTCGCCCATGTTCCCTATAATTCCGATCACAATAAAGATACCGACCCAAAACCACCATTTTTTATAAACTGGTTTCTTCAATGTATTTCCCCCTAAATTATGATAATATATGACAAACCTAGTCTATCAGAACTAGGTAAATACTACCACCATTTTTAAGAGATACTTTACAAATGGAGGATCTATCTGGTAGTATATGAAAATACTATATTAGTTACTTTCTAACCACTTAATCCCTAGCATGCGCACAAGGGATCATTCTATGAGTTATAATTGTTGAGTTAAAGCGAGCTTATGAATATATGTCAAAGCCGCTACATTCAAGTTTAAGAAGTACTATCTCTTTTTTTAAAAAAATCCTGGTCTATTGATTTTAGTCAATAGAACGCAATGGATTGACTGGAGATAACTTTTCTTATCTTGATATGTAGCGGCTTTTTTTTGTGTTCACATGAAAGGGGGTGGTTTGGATATAATTACAAGTTTAAAATTGGAGGAATACGGTATCATTTTCCATCGTTAGGAATTACAATAGTGGCAATGGTTGTCAAGTTTAACTGGACAAATTCTCCGAGGGTGAGTAGAGAAGTCTACTCTTTCCTGTTACGTCTTTTCGGTTTGCCCGTCTTTAATATGTAGAAGTCAGTTGTCTTACACTCAAGAATATAAGCGGCGTTTATAGCAAACTCCAGAGTCATGAAAGCTTCTCCGGCAACGAGCTGACTAACGAACTGACGCGAACATCCCATGAACCGAGCGAATTTAGACTGGGTCATATTTCTTTCTTTTAACCGATCTAGTAACAGGCACTCCCCGAGGAGATATGCCATTTGTTTCTCCTTTCCTCAGAAAATATATATTGTGGTATAAAGGAACATTTGTTCTCGTTTTTTGTTCTTGTTTATGGTATTATCATTTCAACGTCTCACCACGGTACATAATACAACTAGGAGTGATGGCTTATGCCTATCAAGAAGACAATACTCAGTCTGTGCGATCTAGCAATTGTTTTAGGTGAAGACCCTGTAAAGTTTAAGAAAGAAATTGCTATTCTTCTTCAAACTCCCGTTCCATCCGAACAAGACCAATTACTTTCCGCATTTCCTTTTCAGTCAATTCCCGTCCGTCAACAACTATAGTGTACTTCTCAGTTAATTGTTTATCAGACAAGTCTATATTTCCAACAAACTCTCTCTCGCTTTTAAAAGGGAGGGGGTTTGCTGAATATGCTATATGGTATTTGCTTGCAAGGGAAGATAACAATTCTATTATATTTGATTTGAATGGGATATCATCGATGTCAGAAATCTTATTGATGAGTTCCTGATAGTTCTTTTGTTCAGTCAGATGAAAACTAAAGGTGATCTTCTTCTTTGATGATGTAATAATTTTGGATAGCTCGTCAATAAATTCCTGCATCAACTCTTCGGTTTCTCCTCCGGAAAAGTCAAACAATTCAAAAGTACTGCGAAGCTGCTCGTTTAAGTAGTCTTGCTTGTATAAGCCTGATAAAAACTCATTCTTCTCCTGTTCGGAGAAATCAGACAAAAAACCAGAAATTTCGAACAGCTGAGTATAGGAAATATCAAGGACCCCAGCTAATCTTCTAATTATCTGTGAGTTAAGAAAGTAATCTCTCTCTTCATTTTCAATTCGTAAAAGTTGGGTTTCATTTATGCCTACTCTTTCTGCTACGTTAGAAGCAGAAAGCCCTAAAGCTTCACGATTACTTTTAATGAAATGCCCTAGAGATTCCTTCCCATCAAGTATATTTGAAGTACTCACCCCTAAAGCATCAGCCACAGTTCTCAATGTTTCTAAACTTGGGTTATACCGATCTCCCTCAATGTCAGCTAGGTAAGATCTGGACATATTAGCTTTCTTAGCTAGCTCGACTTGAGTTAGCTTATTTTGTTTTCTAAATTCCTTAATATTCTTACCAATAGACATAAAGAAACTCCTTCACAATGGATTCACCTTATTCTATCCTTGCTATGTCGGTAATACAAGTTCAATAATGACGGAAATACAAGTAAATATAAGGATATAGACGGAAATACAAGTATTATAGTGCTTTTATCTTTGAAATGCTTGAATTTACTGGAAAATGGTCCTTTACTGCTATGTCGGAAATACAATACAATACAGGCATAGGAAGGAGGAGAACACGATGGATAAAAAACTTCTCGGTGAAGCTATCAGGAAAAAGCGAAAAGAAAGAAAGATGAAACAGTACGAACTGTCTGAAGAGACTGGATTATCCCGCAATTATATCTCCGACATCGAAAACGGAAGATATATGCCAAGCGTTGATTCTCTATCTAAGTTAGCCGTATGTCTTAGTATCGACTTAAACACGTTATTGATGTCGGAAATACAAGATAAAAATATTGTATCCGTGTAGGCATCTTATTATACACACTCCCCTAGAAAGGATGATAAACATGAACAAAGCGGCGACTTGCCTACAAGCAGCATTCCAAGACTGCCTATATCGTAAAGCCACTAAACAGCAACTGCAAGACTTTATAAATCGAGCTCGCATTCACTGGTCAGGCAACACCGAAATGATGGCAGTCGTAGAAGAGCTACAAAATCAAATATGAGAGGAGTAATCATATGAATCAACTACTAGTTATTAATCAAGGTGGACGGTTACTGGTAGACAGTCGGGAAGTGGCTGAGATGACAGGGAAGAGACATACGGATCTCATCCGAGATATCGATGGATACAAAGCCGTTTTAGATCAAAACGCAAATCTGCGTTCTGACCATTTCTTCATTGAAAGTAGCTATGAAGCTGGAACAGGTAAGTCATACCGTCACTTTCTACTTACTAAGAAAGGTTGCGACATGGTAGCTAACAAGATGACAGGAGAAAAAGGAGTCCTCTTTACAGCAACATACGTAACCGAGTTCGAAGAAATGGAGAAACGATTAAATCAAGTAGTTAACTTGGTTGGGTTAAGTCCAGAATTACAAGCGATATTCACGTTGGACAAGCGTACTCAGGCATTTGAAGACAGGGTTGAAAAACTCGAGAATAAGACGACCATTGATTATGGCCAACAACGGGAACTGAAAAAATTAGGTAATGCGAGGGTTGTGAAACTTCTTGGCGGTAAAGGGTCAGCTGCATACCGAAACAGTAGCATTCGCAGTAGTGTTTATTCGGCACTTTGGAATGACTACCAGGAGTATTTCGGGATTAACTCCTATAACAACACCCTGAACAAGGATTATGAGTCCGGATTGCAATATGTACCGCGTTGGACTCCACCTAATAACTTGATGAGGGAGATAGAAGATAAGAACTTGCAGATATCATTCATTTAATAGAAGGAGGAAAAAAACATGATCATTAAAGCAAGAACTTGGTTAGCTCTCACATCTGGAGAGCGAATGTCAGCATTGCAGTATCTAGCAGATCGGACAAGCAAGAAGTGGGCAAGGCATGGGAAATAAGTATCGTTTACGCGGAGGGAGGTGAACAAGCAAATGCAAATCATTCAAAAGCTAACAGTCGTATCTAATCCAACTAGAACCTTCGAAGTTGGTACTGAAATAGGCGGTCGTGAAGTAATCGAGATTGCACAGGTTGGAGCGACTTTCGAGGATCGTGTTCATTCCGAATATGTAATCTTTGATGAAAACAACAACCTGATATCCAGCATCGAGAACTGCCCGGTTATCGTGGATTATAAGGAGATCGTTGAGCATGACGAGACCGAACCAACTCCTGTATCTAACACGAATTACCGCGGGGAGTATAAGCCGTTTTAACGTAGTCCTATTATTTTTTTGCCAAAATCGGGGATTTAAGCCCAAATTCAAGCGGAATGAGGAGGGAATCATGGATATTAAAACACTTGAGTACATGGGAAATCGTGTGGATAAGGCACGGGATATCACTAAGGAGATAAAGGCTTTGGAGTCAAGAAAGCACAATATATCCATTCACGATGTGAATGGAATTACTGTCGACGGAAGTGTTATCGGTTCAAAGTTTAGGTGGTTTGGTTCTGAAGCATGCGTAAACAAGCGAGTTGTGCAGGCGATGACTAAAGCTATCTTAGTCGTAATTGACGAACAGATCGCATTGCTCGAACAAGAACTCGCTGAACTATAGAAAGGAGCCACACATGCCAATACTCAGAGGTCAAATTTACTGGACTGATCTTGGTAAAGGAATCGGTAGTGAACAAGCTGGTCATCGACCTGTACTGATCATCCAAAATAACGAAGGCAATAGGTATTCACCGACAGTAATCGTCGCACCGATCACAGATGCACAAAAAAAATATCTCCCAACACATGCACGGGTCACACTCGAACAAGAGTTAGCTGGGATTAAGAAAAATTCAGTTGTCCTTCTTGAACAGCCTCGCACGATTGATAAGAAAAGGCTCGGATATTACATCGGAACACTATCACCCGAAAATATGTCACTGGTTGATGATTGTATCCTTATCAGTTTGGGATTAGTAGGTGTCACTGTAAGCACAAAAAAAGCCACCCAATAGAGAGTGGTCAATAAGAAAATATCTGAATCGATCATATCACAGAAAGCGAGGATAGCAAATGGCAAAGCAAGTAAGGTTTATCAGGTTAGAGGTTGAGAACTTTGCAGGGCTTCCATCTGAGACAGTCACTTATGGAGATATCACAGCATTCTCAGGCATGAACGGTGAGGGCAAGACTTCTCTCGGTACTGCTCCAGTATGGACCTTGTATGGTGTTGATCTATATGGAAGTAAGTACAACCCAACTCCAACTACCTATGAATACGACCGTGTGCACGTGTCCCTCCTGATGTCAGTAGATGATGCAGAGTTGAAATTCGCTAGAGAAATCAACGCCAAAGGAACGAATGTTTTCTTTTTAAACGATGTGCCAGCTAAAGCCAAAGAATTCGAAGAAGCGGTAGCAAGCCTGTTCGATAAAGACGAATTCCTTTCATTATATAATCCAGTCTATTTCTTCACTCAACACTGGACTAAACAGCGGGAACAGATTCTAAAGTATTCCACTCCGCCTGCCAAGTCAGAAGTGTTTGCGGAAATGTCCAGAACATCTGCTGATCAGAAAACCAAAGACATTAAGCATAATCCACAAGCTGTGAAGCTAGCAGAATTAACAAAGAAGCATTCATTAGATGATCTGCAGAAGATCCACGGTGGTACTGGCGGGCAGAAGTCGAAGTTGGAGAAGCAATCCATTGCGGCACAAAGTCGGACTAAGACATTAGTAGAGCAACTTCAAAGGTATCCAGCAAGCGGTTCTGATATAGAAGCATTGAAGACTCAGGAATCCGCACTTCGTGAAAAGATCGCTGAGATTGATGGCGGTGTGGCTGATGCTCATCGAATCAATAACAAACGGATTGAATTAGTGTGTCGGATAACAGACCAGTCAGATAGCATCAAGCGCAGTAAGGATAAATTCTTAATACTTCATGGCGAGACAATCGAGGAAAATTGCCGCACATGTAAACAACCTTTAAATGCCGAAGCGATAGAGGCTACTAAATCGGATAAACAGCAGCGCGTTGATAAGGCTAGGGCAGACCATCAGGTTCTCATAGACAAACGAACGGAACTTGAAACTGAACTTGCCGAAATAGTAGTCGTTGATATGTCAGAACAACAGGCTCAGGTGAGAGTGCTTGAGGATCAGCTTGATCCAGTCCTAGCCGCAATCAGAAATGAGACTGAACGTGAACGCCTGCAAGCTGATGTAGACAAGGCAAAAGCAGACGAAGCAGACACGCTAGCAAGCTTGAAAGAGTCGGTCTTCATCCTAGATGCTATCAAGTCATACCGAGCAAAAGAAGCAGAACTACAAGCAGATAAGGTTCAGTCACTATTCACAACACTCAAGATCCGACTCTTCAAGCACGTTAAGACAACAGGAGAATATGAACCTGATTTCTCTATCCAAAGCAACAACAAAGACTATGTGCAACTGTCAACTGGACAGCGAGTCGGCGCAGGATTGGAACTCTCAGAATTTTTCTTCAAGCAATCAGAACTCATAGTCCCTACATTCATCGACTCTATCGGAGAATACACAGGCAAAGTTGCGGTATATGGTCAGCTAATTACCGGACGAGCTGTAGCAGATCAGGAACTGAAAATAGAATCGGAGGTCGTTGCCTAATGAAAAATTTATCCCTTATCGCTAACACGTTCTTCTTCATCTTCTGGGGTGCTCTTCTAATTATGTTTCTCTTAAACAAATACAAACCGGTAAAAACCATCATTGCAATTAGTTTTTTTATTACCGCGTTATCTTTCCTTTTCAGAGCCTTAGAACAAACAACAGACCTATTAGGAGGAATTAACCCATGAAAAATAACATTAAAAAGTACTCACTTACTGCCGCATTACAAGCCGGTGCCGCTTATGACTTTGCAATCCTTAAGTCTCGTAGACAGTTCAAACGTGAGAAGTCGGACAAGAAAAAGTATGTACCTGGGAAACTAGGATTATCTGCTGTATCGACTGCAATCAAGAAAGAGTTCGGTACCATCTTATCCCGCAAAGAGCGTAGAAAGTCCCCGGTATTTCAAAAGTTCTATGCACAGGGAGGTAATTAGGTATGGGACTTGATTTCAACAAGGGTGGTGCACATTGGAGTTACAGTGGTTTCTACAGATTTAGAGTAAGGGTTGCGGAAACTATCGGGATCGATCTCGATAAGATGTCAGGATTCGCTTCGTTAACTGACAACTCAGGGATCGGTTGGGATTGGGTTACTGATCCAGTTGTTCCATTGCTGAATCACTCTGACTGTGACGGTGGACTGACTCCTGATCAGTGTCGCTCAATTGCTCCGAGGTTGAAAGAAATTATCGCGAATTGGAACGCACCTGATGACTACGACAAGGCTCAGGCGGAACTTCTTATAGAAGGGATGGAATATTGTGCTCAAACGAATGTTCCGCTGGAATTCATATGAAGAACGGTAAAAACCCAACACTCCGCCAAAAGATGGTAATCAAGGACGCAGGATTCAATCCTGATAACTGGCTAGTATGTAAGTCGCCAACGGACGAGCTTCATCTGGTACACCGCTTTACCAGCTCTACTAAAATCATTCATTTATAGGAGGCAATCATTCAAATGACTAAAACAAATACACAGATTCAAGCAATCAACGAAGAAGTTGTTGTCGGTAACTTTACTCAGAAACATTTAGATACTTTGAAGTCCACTATTGCAAAAGGTACAAGCAACGAACAGTTCTCTCTCTTCATGCAGACTTGTGTTAGAACAGGGCTTGATCCTTTCCTTAATCAAATCTTCTGTATCGTATACAACGGTAAAGATGGTCCTGTAATGAGCATGCAAATTGCTGTCGAGGGCATCGTCGCTCTAGCTAAAAAGCATGAACAGTATAAAGGTTTCATTGCTTCTGAGGTTAAGGAAGAGGATGAATTCGAGATTGATATGGTAACTGGCGAACCAAAACACCGGATTGTATCTATGCAGCGTGGGAAGACGGTAGGTGCTTATTGCGTAGCTTATCGCGAAAATGCTCCGAATATTGCAGTCATCATCACTTCTGATCAAGTGGATCACTTGGTAAAAGGTCGCAACGGTCAGATGTGGAAGGACTACTTCGACGACATGATTGTAAAGCATGCAATCAAACGAGCATTTAAACGACAGTATGGAATTGAGGTATCCGAAGATGAGTTCGGTTCGAATAATCAAAATTCATCACCGGCTCCATATGAACGCCGTGAGGTCGGTCCCGAGGTTGAGGTTATAGATGTATCGCAACAAGATGATAACACGGATCAAAGACCTGCAGAACCAATTGCTCCGCTCACTGAATCTCAACGCGTTAACGGTCAGATAACCGAGGCTCTTGAAAAGCTTGGGGTAACAACTCCAGACGGTAGGCTCTCATATATGCTTAAAAACATTAAGGATTTAAAAGAAGGCACGATGCCTACACTCGGTCAGAAAAAGGGCCTTCTCAAAATCATCGAAATGGAGATCCAACAAAAGCAATCCAACTCCGACGACGAACTTCCATTGTAATGGTCATATCAGTCGAAATATATGTTCGCTGTCCTGACTGCGAGATATGTGGGAACGAAATCAACAAAGACAAAGAGGAGTATATCCGCCACATGCGGGTATGCCCTCAATGCTTCAAAGGGTTGGGAGGGCAACGGACGTGGAAGAAAAAGAAGGCGACTTCGAACAACTCGACTTATTCGGAAGTGAAGACCTGAATCCAGCAAAACCATTAAATGGCGTGTATTACGAAGAGTCTACATGCAAGTATGTATCCTTTGTAGTTGGTCGTAGGCACTATGAATGGTCGGCAAAGAAGTGTTCGTTTGATAAGGAATGGCAGGAGAAAACGAAGAGGGAGCGTGCGATATGAAAGAAATAACTAAACGTCATCTTGATTTTTTGGAAGAGGCAAAGATGAGCTTTGAAAATGATGTACGGCTTGAAACACATCGGAATGAAGCGGAGGGCCTGATTGCCCTCCGTCGTAGTTTCGATAGAGATTGCGTCCAAGTTTATGAACTCGGGGATGAGGTTGCTCTCTTCGCTAAAGTGATTCCTGCAACGGTAGGAACTGAATTCATTGAATCTATAGGAAATAGATATGGTCTCAAATTGGGTGAGGTACGAACAGAGATTGCGGAGTTCTCCGAGGAGATGGAGAAACAGCTTAAAGCAAATGTCCACAAAGGTGGTTGGGAGAATTACACTTATCAATACCTCAGAAATGAGCTTGAAAAAAACTTCAGGAAGTTGATGAAACGCACTTCACATTCTGAATTTAGACGCAGATGTGCGAACATCGCAAATTTCGCCATGATGCTTGCGGATAACGATCGGAGAGAAGAGCGAGAGAGATTATGAAAGTTGATATTCTCGCATCTGGTAGTTCAGGAAACTGCATAGCCCTCACTTCAGGAGAAACAACAATCTTGATAGATGCAGGAATTGCTAAGACGAAAATAGAGAAGCGATTAAACGAGGTCGGTATTCGAGCCGATCAGATAGCAGCCATATTCGTGACCCATGCGCACGGTGACCATATAAAAGGATTACCTCTTGCTAATAAATACCGCATTCCAGTGTATGCCAGTGATGGCGAATGGAAAGGTATCTCGGGTGTTGATGATGATTTACAACGTGTAGTGTCAACTACTCACGGCGAATACGAAATGATCCCACTCGAAGGTGTACACATTTACCCATTCAAGACTCATCACGATGCCTACGAACCTGTTGGATATGCGATTGAGGACGACACTGGTAACCGTTGCTGTGTGGTGATGGACACAGGGCACGTTGATTCAGACATGCTCGACATGATGGAAGGCAACATCTACATCATCGAATCAAACCATGACCCAGACATGGTAGTCGAGTCAAATTATCCAATAAGTGTACAGGCTCGGATACTAAGCGATATAGGTCATCTAAGCAATGATCAGACAGCTAGTGCGCTTGCTAGGCTCATCAAAGGTCGAGGGGAACGAATCTATCTTACACATCTATCATCCTCTAACAACATGCCTAAGCTTGCTGAAATGATAGTTAACACAGCGTTAAGGAAACAAGGATTTGAAGTAGGGAAACATTACTTTTTGGAGGTGTTTTAGGTGAAAATCAAGATGATCAAAAACTACAGCAACGGAACATGGAAGGTTAAAACTGGGGATGAATTCAAGGTTCGAAAGTTAAATCGAGAAGGGATATTTATGGACCAACATCCTGAATTTCAAATCATAGAGAGTCCCATGTCCGGCATAATAATCCCATATCATTATGCAGTTCTCCTCCCAGAAGAACGGACGTATACGGTAGCTGAATACAGTCAACTCAGAGAGATCAACGACCAGGTACAACGTCAACGTGATAAGGCGATTGATGATCTGGCTCAGCATGCTGGAACACTTGTTCAGATACAGCAGGAATTGGTCCAGGAGCGTGAGAGCAAGAAGGTACTAGTACCGAGAGAAGTGGCTGACGCACTTGATCTGTATGTCAGTGATGGTCATGACGACGACGCCAAGGGTTGGGCATTATTCAATATCATTAAATGTAAATACGATGACCTAGACATACCTGCTCGATTAATCAAGAACCACTTCGGTATGAATTACTTCGCTCTTGCATCTGTGATTGTTAACAGTTACACCGTCGAACAAACACCTGAAGAACAGTTTACAGAGGGCATCACGAATATTTGCGCTCGCTTCGACGATGAGCACCCTGATGACGTTGAATACGAAGAACTTGTTTCCTTCGCTTTTGAAATCTCAGACTTTGTACAAAAGCATAATAAAAGCTGAACGGGTGAGGCGGTATGAGTGGGTTCATCCAAATAGGAAGAGAACTACAAAATCACTGGCTTCGACGTGATAAAGATTATTGGATGGTCTTCTGTGAAATGTACTTCCTTGCTAGATTTTCCGATAAGCCAGAGGTTCGGAGTATTGAAGGTTATGAAGTAATCATTCATCAAAATGAATTTATCTTTGGTCGCCCTGCATGGAGTCGAAGGTTGGATATATCGGAGCAGAGGTTGAAGACGTTGGTTAAGAAGTTGGTTGATGAAGGGTTTATAAAACAGACCCAAAGACACAACAGATTTACGGTTTATTCCTTCGAATATGTGCCTTTAATCAACCAGCAGAACAACCAACACAGCAACCAGCAGGAAAATGAAAATCAACCACCTGAAAGTCTTGACCCACAAGGGATTGATGGCGATAGCAACCAGCAGGAATTTTCCAATCAACCAGCAGAACAACCAGCACAGCAACCAAAGAAAGAAGAAGGTATTAAAGAAGAAGGTTTGAAAGGAGAATGTTTTAAACCTATGCCTAGTGAAATCCCAATAGATCATACCCCTGTTGCAAAGGAAATAATCGAATACCTTAATACAAAAACAGGAAAGAACTTTCGAGCAACCAAGAACACTCTCCTCTATTTACTAGGACGTTTACATGAAGGGTACACAAAAGAAGATTGTGTCCATGTAATTGATGTGAAGTGCGCGGAATGGATGGGTACCAGTCAAGAAAAGTACCTGGATTATGAAACATTGTTTAGACCGACTAAGTTTCCTAAGTATCTGCAACAGCAGCTGAGTGTAGTGACCAAAGAAGAAACAGGGTATCAAACAAAGTCGCAGAGAGCGAACTCCGTTCTGGACCAAGAGTTGCGAAAGGAAGGTGAGCGCAGTGGAACGGCCCGACGTGATATTACTCATGAAGCTGATCACGAACGTTTACCAGAATTTCGAGGTTAACGACTCTTCCAAAATTGAAGTATGGACTGCTATTTTAAGAGAGACAGATGTGATAGAAGCGAAGCAGAATCTCATGGATCATTTTAGAACTAACAAGTTCCCTCCCACTCCTGCAGATATTATTCGATCCGATAGGAAACAAAGCTTGAGTGTCTACGAGGTCCAGCGCTTAGAAACTGAACAGCATATGTTCGAACTCAAAGAGTACCAAGAGAACGAAGATGTAAAACCTATGCCGGATTACATCAAGAAGCAACTTAGAGAGCTACGAATGAAGGTGATCAGCGATGAGTCTTGAAGCTGAACAAGCGGTTCTTGGTGCAATCCTGTTAAAACCATCCTTACTGGATGATTGCTATAACCAGCCGAATGAGTTCCACGAAGACGAACGACATTCACTTATCCTAAAGACACTTAAACTCGCTTATGAGAAGTTCTCGGATAAGGAAGATCCATTTGATCCAGTCCTCATGGTAACACGTTGGGGAAAAAACATAGAGAAGATAGGCGGCACCACGTACTTGATGCAATTAAGGAGTTCAACGCCTACCACTGCTAACTTTATGGATTATCAAGGGATGATCAGAACAGGTCACATTCAACGCGAACGGAACAAGATATATGATCTTGCCAAAGAAGGCGAACTCGAACCAGCTGAAGTACAGCAAAGATTAGAAGAGCTAACCGAGCTAGAAAAAACGGATGAGAATGAAGGACCAGTTAGACTGTCTGTGCTTCTTGAAGGTCATGAACGAATCATATCCAAGAGAGCGACATTGAAAGGCATCGTGGGAGCTGCACGAGCAAGCGATGATCTCAACACTATGATAGGTGGTCATAGTGTTGGTGACCTGGAGATAGTAGCTGCTAGACCATCCGTAGGTAAGACCCAATATATTATAAACGATGAGATTAGGTCGGCTAAAGATGGTTGGGCTGTAGCAATGTTTAGTCTTGAGATGTCCACGATGCAAGTTGTTGATCGGATGATTGCCACTGTTGGAGGCATTGATCACAAGAAGATTGCTAACGGTCAAATGACAGACAATGATTGGGACTCTTACAGTAAAGCGATTGAAATCATATCTAACCTAGATATTTATATCGATGACAAGCCCAACATGACCATCGAATACATCAAGAGACAGACTAAGAAACTCAAACGTAAACACCCTAAATTAATGATCTATGTGGACTATTTACAATTCGTCTCATCAGAACAAAAGTTCAAGGATGGGAAAACGAGAGTGGACCATATTTCTAAGTACAGCAAGAACATTGCAAGAGAACTAGGCGTCAAGGTGGTCATGATATCGGCAGTTGGTCGTGAATGTGAGAAGAGGGTAGACAAGCGCCCTTTGCTGAGTGATCTAAGGGAATCAGGGAACATCGAGAGTGATGCAGATATCGTAATCTTTTTATACCGCGATGATTACTACAATGCTGATTCAGTCATGAAGGGCATAGTCGAACTAATCGCTGCTAAAGGTCGGAACGTAGGTACAGGCACTGTGTTGATGGGTTTTCAATCTAAGACTGGTCGATTCATCAATTTCACGGATGATGAAAAATACGAGATTGGCGAGAAGGTGAAAGAACATGAGCGGAGCAAAGGTCATTAAAGATGATGAACAGTACGAAAAGGCTAGGGTCGCAATTCTAGATTTGGCGGATAGATTAGATGACCCCTTGCTGCTGTCTGATGATGAGCGAACAAGGACGATGAGGATTTACGATCGTACAACTGATCTAATGCGCTTCTATAGACGTGGAGAACTGGTCCAACTATTCCCAGGACTACGCGAACAATACAAGATACTCGGCTTGGAGTGGCAAGAGCTCGGTGATCCGATTCAAGTAGAGCCCGAATTACCTGCAGAAAAACCGTTACCACCTGAACCAATACCTGAATCTGAACAACCACAACAGATGCCGATCAAGTCAAAGCCAAACCTAATGGCATGGTTAGATGATTAGAAGGAGGGTAACAACAAGTGAACTTTCAGAGAGCGTACAAGCGTGAACTATTACAAATCGCACTTCACGAGTACTGTGACTTATCACTTAAATATGAAGCACTCCGGGAATTGCAACGGAGAGGAAAATCAAAGTATCCAGAAACGGTTCGGAAATATGATGGCAAGGAAGAGCGAACCATTTCTGAACTTTACTTGAAAGGTTTTCTCCTGAGAGATATTGCAAGGCGGTTTGGGAGAAGCAAGCAGGCTATATGCGATAAGTTAGGGGTAATGCATAAAAACGGGCTTCCTTATCGTAAATTAGCGATCTGGACGAAAAGCGGTTATGAGCCAGGAAGGAAGACATCATGAGATTTATAGGAATTGACCCAGCAACTAAGACTGGATTTGTCGCCTTAGATATCGATGGAAATGTCCTTGTGGAAGTAGAGCTATCGGGTAAGAGTAAGAATGAAGATCATAAAAACGTAGAGTTACAAGACGCACTTTATAAATTACTCATGGCTGAAGATGAGATCGTGATAGAAGGTCCTGCAATGGGTACGCAAAAAGGCATTACAACAGGCATGATCCACGGTGGTTTACGATCAATGATTGTTAGAAAAAAACTTGCCATGAATTTTGTTAATCCGATGCAGACGAAGAAGTATGTCGGGGTTACAGGTTGGATTGGACAGGCAGGGAATAAGAGGAGATTGGTGGACAAAGAGAAGAAGGCAGCGGTGAAAGAATCTGCTCTCCAATTCTTCAATTACACTCACAAGAGTCATAACGTGGTCGATGCTTATATCATTGCACGAATCTCTCTCAACCTTTATCGCATGCGTGAGTACATGCCACTTCTAGACACTCAGACCTACCAAACAGAGGTTATAAACGATATCTTGAATAAAGCCTAGCACTCGCATAAAGACAAGCGAGACGACCCTCTGCATGCCTGTGACAGAACGCTAGTTCTTATTTTGAGGGAAAGGAGCTCAAATCAATGCCTGAACTAACACCTGAAATTGAATCTAGAATAGACAATCTCCTCGAAGATGGATATGTGTCAACAGTCGAAGCTCGCATCCTAAAAGCCTATTACACTTTCGACACTCAGAAAGAAGCTTGTCACTCACTAGGAATGATCCCTACCTCGATGTCGGCAATATTATCTGGTCTTAGTCGAGAAGGAATTCTGATAAAAATGGGTCGAGGACAATACGAGGTAACGGATGATGTCGGAACGATCAAGAAGGAACTTCCACCGCCACCTGATCCAATTAAGACAGAGGTAATAATGTCGAAAAAAGAGCGATCATGGATGCTTAAAAACTATAAGAAATTTGGAACCCGCACCCAGATAGCTCGGCACTTGAAACGCAGTAAGACTGATGTGATCAGGATGGCGATAGCATTAAAGCTCGACCAAAAAAATAAGGGATCGAGGTGTGATTAATGGGGACGTCAATCCCGAGAAAATCGAATGAAATGAGCTCAAAGGGTCAAGGTGAGATCAAGTGTTACACGCTATCGAAAGATGAGATCGACGCAATTGTAGGCAAGCCAATTCCAGCGGGACACCACAAACCTATTAATCTCAGAAGAAGATCGAAGGAGGAGTATCCAGTGGCTAAAGTGAGCAAGGAAGATTATTTGAAAGAGCGAGCTTCAGGGTTAACTCGCTCGCAAGCGGCCGAAAAATTAGCCACTACATTATTGAGTCTTGAATCCTATTGGTTGACTAAGGTATGGGGTATTAAGAGTGAAGCAGCTGAGAATGCGGAGATTGTTGAGTATAAGGCGCGCATGGAGAAAGAGGGAGGACCTGAAGAGGTTGTTGTTCCTGCTGAAAGTAAAGCTCCTGAATCCGTCATTGGCAAAGCGACATTAACAAAGGCTCAAGCAGAAGCGGTTGAGGAGGTCAAAGGTACGGCATCATTAGCGAGCATTGTACGAACTCATGTGGACTACCCGGATGATTGGGTGGATGCATATGCCTTGAATAACATACCACTGGATACCCTTATACGCTCCCTCTACATTGGCTATGAAGTTGAATTAACAGTCGAGGAACGATTGCTTGAAGTATACAGCAGTTACAAAGGTTGTGGGGTCGATGTGTTCGCAAATGTAGGAGCGTTCCGAGCGGGAATGAAGTCGGTATGTGATATAGCAGGAATCCAAGTAACCGGAATAACGGTTTAAGGGGGGGATGGAAATGTCAGTTGAAGCGATCAATAAGTTAAATGGTGAAATAGCAGCAAGTAATAATCCTTACGTTCAAGCGGTTGGAAGTTTTCTACTCCAACACATCAATTCAAATCCTCAGGATGCCGAGAAGATTATGGCCACTGATAAAACGATCATAAAAAGCTTGGATGAAATGCGTAAAGTCGCTGAAAAGAAGAAGGTTGGGAATTGTGCAGTGTTGAGTGATCAGGAAGGGTTTGCTGTTGTTTTGAATTACTTTGGGATAGAAAGAGCATCCATTGCATCTGTTGCATCTCCATCAGGGGTGCCGGTACTAGTTTCTCCACAAGCTGCTCAGGTAGTGAAGACAGTTTCATTCGATGTTAACTTGGATGATCTGCTAGGAGGATTGTGATATGCCTAGTGCTGTTGAATTCCTAGACCACTTCCCTACTAATGTTCGAGAGGAAATACGCAACTATATCAACGACGAAGTAATGATAGAAAGTAGGTATTTATTTACACGAAGAGAGGGTAGAAAGCAATATTCTTTTTGCACACACTGCAAGCGAGAACACGAGTCTACTGGAATGCACTATGGAGGAATAGAGAGATGTCCACTTTGTGGAACTGCAGCGCATATTAAGGCCAGTGGTCGAGGACGCAAGACTCTAATAGATAATGTGTACCTGCTGTGGTATGAAAAGTCTGTTATTAATCCAGAAGCAATTATTGCAAGAGGTTTCTATGCAACAAGGGACTACACAGGAGACTACCGAAGAACGGAAACTGTGATAAAACATATCTCCTCGTACGTGTTTGAGCCTGGTAAAGGTGGGAAGATGATGAACCGCTCTTATTACGGCGGTGATAGTCGTTGGGTAAATCGAGACAGCGTCTATTCCGAAGCTAAAACGTCCATGTCTAACACACCAAGTTACTACTGTAAGGAGAGTATTCAAACAGCGGTTCAAGGAACACCGTTTCAATACTGCACTTGGGAACATTACGATTTTGATGACCGAGTAAAAGTATTTGATCTCGCTGCTAAATATCCTTGTATGGAGTATCTAACAAAGCTAGGGATGGGATCGATGATCGAATCCAAGTTAGGCGGACAAAGCACGTATGGCGCGATCAACTGGAGAGGAAAGTCCATTGAAAAAGTTCTACGCCTTACGAAAGCGGAATTTAAGGAATGGGTTAAACAACCATTCAAAGGTGTTTTGCTTTCCCTATATGCCTATCAACAATTCAAGAAGCTAGGGCTGAAACTAAACTATGAACAATCACATTCAATCTCTTCAATCGCATTAAAAGAAAATTTGCATAAAGTTAAGGAATTGATTCAATACACACCAATCGAAGAGATCTTTAAGTATATTTTAAAACAGGTAAACCGCGAAAAGATAAGTCATTTTAGTGCCACGACAATGTTGTCAGACTGGAAGGATTATATCGGAGAATGCTTAGAGCTTGGACTTGACCTTAGAAATGAAAGTAATTTATTTCCGAATAACCTGCATGAGGCTCACCAGAAAACATCTAGCAAAATCAAATTTAAAAAGGATGAGGCTCTTAATACCAAAATAATGAATCGCGCTAAGAGCTTGGGAAAATACAGATTCGAGTACAACGGGTTGACCTTACGGCCAATCGCTACTAATGCGGAACTATTCCAAGAGGGAAAGGAACTGCAACATTGTGTGGGTGGTTACTCTCAGAGATACGCTGAAGCCAAGACTGATATATTCGTCATCCGAAAGGTGGAAGAGCCGGACAAGCCGTTCTATACGATCGAAATTAATAACGGAAAGATCCAACAGTGCCGAGGATTGAAAAATTGCAATATGACTCCAGAGGTAAAGACATTCGTTGATCGCTTCGTCGAGAAAAAGCTTTTAACAAAAAAACGGAGCCGGGTTGATGTAACTGGTATTCGACAGGAGGTAGCCGTATGACCCAACTATCGACGAGAACAACACAGACTATAGCAGTTGAAATAAATAGCATAAAGGATCAAACGCGTAAGATCGCTCTGTATAACAGTATCGAAATAGGTCGTCGATTATTTGAAGCTAAGACTATGGTACCTCATGGGGAGTGGGGCGCATGGCTGAAAGAATCGGTGGACTATTCACCAACCACTGCTAACAACCTTTTGAAAATATTTGAGCAGTATGGATCCAATCAACTATCTCTTTTCGGTGATAACGCAAAGTCTCAAGCGATTGGTAATTTAACCTATACCCAGGCTGTTGCACTACTTGGTATTTCCGAAGATGATCGAGAACGATTCGTGGCAGATAACGATGTTGAGAACATGTCTACAAGGGATCTGCAACAAGCAATAAAAGAGAAACAACAGCTTGAGAGACAACTGAAAGAAAGCGAAGCGAAGGCCGAGAAGGAACGTGCTGCAAGAAAGAAAATAGATGATAGTTATGCGGAACTTGAAAAGGTAAGCAATGCTCATAATGATCTGGCCAAACGATTAGAAGCGGAACTTGAAGAAGCGAAAGCTTTAGGTGATAAGGAGGCTGTCGAGAAATTGCAGGTAACCCTTCTGGGATCCGAAACTAATCTTGCTGAGTCTCGAGAACGAGTTAAAGAGTTAGAGGAAGAGCTTAAGAAAAAGCCGATTGATGTTCCAGTGAAAGAAATTGTCGAGAAGATTCCTGATAACATCCAAAAGGAGTTAGAGGATCTTCGCAAAAAGGTCGCTTCTGGAACCGGCGAGGAGACTGCAGTATTCAAAGCTCATTTTAAAACGTTAACTGACACTTTTAGTAACTTATTGTCTGCCCTGGAAGTCATCAGAAGCGCTGATCCGGAGTTGCACGAGAAATACAAAGGCGCAGTAGCCGGATTGCTAGGCAAAATGTCAGATCGAGTTTAACCATAAAGGAGCGATAACGGATGAATAACAATCAAGCAATTTTGGACGTGTTAAACAGTTTAGAAGTAATAGAACAATACGGCGGTGATGATGCCTATATTCTTGTTGAAAATTCAATAGAAACCAGAGCTAAGTTGAACACCGTGGGAGTGACAGACGAACAGATTCTAGGGGTTGGGGATGAAGAACAGTTTTGTATTTTGGCTTTGGCTTGTAATGAGGGATTTGCCACTGATTATCAAGATGGAAAGTTAGTATTTATCGAATCAAAAGAAATCACATGCAAGCTACTAGACGGATCAGAGGTCATACTTTCTGAGGGTGATCGCGTACTAGCTGTACGTACCACCACTGGGAATGGATTGCCTATCACTGTAGATGCTGACAAGATTATTGATGCTGTACTGATTACGTTAGCAGAAACACAAGAGGATCTTAAGTGCTTGTTAGAGGGATTAACAGATGCAAAGAGGGGCTACGGGTACAAATGGAAAGAGAGGGCATTAAGAGCAAGAAAGGAACGGGATTATTTCAGATCAAAGTATTTGGAAGAGGTAGAGTCATGACACGCTTACAGATTCCCGAACTTGGACATGGACCGATCACAATTTTTGAGAATGAGGACGGAACGAAACAATTGAAGGATGGGTTATCCCGTCTGTGGTGTGCGTGTGGCGAAGCGGCAGTTCACTATTACTCAGGTAATCCACCGCAATATCAATTCCAGTGTGTTGATTGCAAGCAGGATTTAGAGGAACTAGATTAACTGTTTAAACCCTGATACGGATATCACTAAGGCACGGCAGACTCATGATGAAAAATAGAGAGGAGTGAAGGAAGTGAATCTCCCTATCGGTGTAGTTAATGAAGAAGGAAGTATTAAGACACTCGTAATTAACGAAAAGCTTCTTCTTGAACTAAGCAAAAAGCTAAGAACAGAAGGAGTTGTAGAAGTCCATACAGGTGACGATTACAGTAATTTAAAAACATACAAAGTCCAAGCAATTATTCAAATGGCGAAAGGTTGTAAAGGACATGTAATGTTTATTCCAATTAATGAGTAAGTCAAAGTACGAGTACACATCATCCCGCTGATTTCAACGATATGATCAACTAAATTCAATTAAAGAGGAGCAATTATAAATGTCTATAACAATCAAAGCATTATTAAATAAACAAACTCGAGACAGTAAAAAGGAGAGTATGACTTTTTGGGTCAAGGGTGAGGACGAGGATAACGCTGAATTAAGAGATTTATCACGGAGTGTAGTCAATTTACAAATAGAAGGTGTAGAGGCAAACGTAGTGGCAGAGTTCAAAAAACTGAACCGTGATGACAAGAAAACAACATTGGATTTTGAGATCAAGGGCGGTACGTCTGAAGAAAGTAGTACAGCTTTTTATAAACGATCAGGAACCGATGTTGTTCTGACTATAGCTAAGACGGAGGAATCAGTTGATGATTTTAAAGAGCATCAAAAGAAGTACAGAGAAGGTTTGAAGGGTAAGGTCAACTCTGATGGCACGGTTGTAGTGGTAGATCCGAATCAAATGACCATTGATGAAGCCTTAAAGAAAGATGATGACAACGATCCGATGGCTGGTGTTGATCCTATTGACAGCGACGATGACCTACCATTCTAAGCAATCATATATCCCATACTACCCGGCTTCGGTCGGGGGATTCTTTAAAAGATTGAGGTGATGCAAGGTGGGGCAAATGAGCTTCCTTCCAGAGATCGACCGCAAAAGGACGCAAGCAGCAGTAGAAGCAGCTATGGAAAAGTATCGGATGTTTAAATTCCTATCATTCGAGGAGCGAGAAGCTGGAATAACAGCAGGGTATAACGAACGTTTTCACGGTCCTACTAATGAAACCTCGGATCAAACGGCTAGTATCGCAATCTATAATGTGGACAATGTTACTTATCGCAAAGAGTATTGTGAACGTGTCGAACGTGTAGTGAAGAGGATGCCCAGACTTGAACGCTTTTTAATAGAAGAAAGATATATGACAACAGAGCACGATTATATCACGGATCAACATGTTTATTGCTTTGTTTTTCAGCCTCCAATTAGCGAAGGGAAGTACAGTAAGATACGTTGGAAGGCGTTTTACAAGCTAGCGTTAGACTTGAATTTGATGGTTGAGAAAGAAGGTAGAACTGATGGAGAACCTTGA